ACCTGGTGCTGATTAAAACAGATGGTCCATGCCACACCTGCTACAACCAAAAAAGACGGGCCGACGAAGCTGCCAGCCGCCAGTCGCCACAAACTGTCATTGTGATGATACCAGCCGTTAAACCAGAAATAAAGGAGACCACCATGTCCAAATCATTCCGCGGGGACTGCCCGCTCTGCAAACGTAAAAACGTCCATATGCCCGGTCCCAAGTGTTCACGCTGCTATAGCCGTCTGGCGAAAGGTCGCGACATCCTCACAAACCAGCCGATTTCGTCGCCTGAAGGCTCCACTGCAAAACAGCCCATACCCCCCCCTCTGCCCAAAAGGCAAAGCCAGAGGCGAAACCGACGCCTGCAGCACCGCCTTCCGGAGGGTTTCACATAAACCCGGTAGCACTGATCGACGCCGCCTGGTCGGATCACCGTGGCCACTGGATCGAGCAGCTGGAAAAAGCACCCAGCGATCGGGAACGTCTGAACCTTGCAACTCGCATGCTGGACGTACTCAGCGGTCTGGAGGCATCCCATGGCTGAGAGCATAAAAATGGATCCGCTTTACGCCATCCCCGGTACCGATTCCAATATGCCGGCAATCAAAAAGCACTGCCTGGGCGATTGTATGCGGCTGGCCATAGGCATCATGATGGTGGCCGGATATCCCAGCTACGTCTGCACTCATGCCGACTGTCAGCATAGCGGAGCCGAAGCCGCCCTGCCTGGCAAGTCACAATTGACCGGTCAACCGGTAATCGCCAGATTGGTGAAACTGTAATGGGTAACCAGTTGCCACAACTCACCGTCCAGGGCTTCCCCGTCCGCACCAATGGCCTTTCCCATGTCCCGCGCCGGGCACAAGGCATCCAGGCCCTGGCACTCTGGAAGAGTGAAAACCCAACCGCCCCCGACGCCTGGCTGCGGCAGGAAATCGGCATGGCCTTCCAACAGATGATCTGCCTGGCCCTTGATGGCGCACCAGCCGCCGAGATGCTGCCACTGACAGCCGAGATGTGGGTCATGACCATCGGCTTCGGCATGATTGAAGATCTGGACCGTCAGCGAGTCCGTGACGGCTTCATGCAGCTCTATCGCAAGCTCAAGAAGTGGCCACAACCGGTCGAACTGACCGACGTACTGCCCGCCCGGCCCAAGCGCGCCGCCCTGGCCGAACCGCAGATCAGCGAAGCCGACCACGCGGAACAGTCCCGCAAACTGCAGGACATCATGGACAAGTTGAACAAGGGGGACTTCCATGCCGAGTAAAGCCAACCTGGCCAAGATCCACATCGCCAAGAAAGAACTGGGCCTAGATGACGACCTCTACCGCGACATCCTTCACACACAATTTAAGAAGGCTTCAAGCGCCGATTTAAGCGACTTTCAATGTGTGAAGCTGCTGCAGCACTTCGAGTCCCTGGGCTGGAAGCAGAGCGAGGGCAAGCCCAAGAAAAAGGCCAACCACGGCCGCAAGCCGCACAACATGAGCAAGTCCGACTATCTCCCCAAGATAGAGGCGCTCCTGGCCGAGGCTGGTCGCTCCTGGGCCTATGCCGACGGCATGGCCAAGCACATGTACAAGGTCGACAGCATACAGTTCTGCCAGCCGGAGCAGCTGCGCGGCATCGTAGCGGCCCTGGTCAAGAATGCGAAAAAAGAAGGCCGGAGGGTAGCATGAGCAAACGCCAGGTAGACACAGCAAAGCGCGGAAAATATACCGAAGTCCTGGAGCAGCTGGTGGTCGGGATCGCCACGGGGTTTATAGAGGAGTTCAAGGACAGTGCCGAGGATGCCCGGCTGCGCGCAGAGCTGGCAATGAGCCGGATCCAGGCCGAGGCATCCGGTACCGGAATCTACATCGCCAAGGGTCACCTCTGGTTTATCAGTGAGAAGCACCGCCGGATCTACCGGCGCTTCACCGGCACCAACCACGCCGCCCTGGCGCGAGAGTTCGGCCTGACCGAGCGGCAGATCTACAGCATCATCGCGGCAGTGGGGCAAGAGGAGTTTAATCGGAAACAGTGCAAGTTGTTTGAATAGCAGTCAGGCGTTGACGCCAATTTAGCAACAACAACCAAAAGGAGAATCACATGAAACCAATCGCAACAGTAATCAACAACAACCTGGCAAGCGGAATGTGGCACAACCTGGTCGAAACAGACCCTAACGTAACCCTGTCAGTCGGGACAAAACTCTACCTCCCGGAGCCCTTTGCCGAACTCGGTTCCCCTCTGGCCGGTGGCTTCTTCGCCGGCGAAATGGTCCTCAATGGCGAACGCTACGCCCTGATCGTCGCCCCCAAGGCCTCCGGCGAAAAGATGGAGTTGGAGTACAAACTGAAAGACCGCGGCACCTCCGATGGTACCGACGACGATGACGGCCTGGCCAGCAGCAACCTCATCAATGACGAAAATCACCCCGCTGCACACTTCTGCCGTGGCCTGCAGATCGACGGCTTTGACGACTGGTACCTGCCGTCACGCGATGAACTCATGATGCTGTGGCGCAACCTCGGACCCTGCCGCAAGAACACCCCGGAGCTGTTCCGCGAGGACGCACCGGAGGCCTTCAACACTGATTGGTACTGGTCCAGCACCGAATACGCCTCATACTCCAACTACGCCTGGATCGTGGGTTTCTACAATGGCTTCCAGAACACCAGCAATAAGAGCAACGGTTATGGGGTTCGGGCGGTCCGCAGGTTCAAAATTTAACCATTTATCCATTTATCACTTTAAGGAGGAAGTAATCATGACAAGGAAACTGGAACTCCCCGCTCTCGGGGCTGAATTTGAAGGTGGTTTTTTCGCCGGCGAGATCGTCATTAACGATGATCGTTACGCCCTGGTCGTCGCACCAAAGGCAGAAGGCGAGAAGATGGACCTGCAGTACAAAATTAAAAAGCGTGACACCGCAGACGGTACCGACGTTGAAGGCGACGGCCTCTACAATTCCTGCCTGATCGATAACGCCAACCACCCGGCCGCGCAATTCTGCCGAGACCTCCGCATCGGCGGCCATGACGACTGGTACCTGCCATCACGCGATGAGCTGATGCGCATCTGGATGGCCCTCGGCCCCAACCGAAGCAAAATCCCTGAAGCGTTCAAAGCCGGTAGCACAGAGGCGTTTGATACCACCTGGTACTGGTCCAGCACCGAGCACGCCTCTAGCTCCTACTACGCCTGGTTCGTGGGTTTCTACGGTGGCTTCCAGCACTACGACTTTAAGTACGACGGTTTTGGGGTTCGGGCGGTCCGCAGATTAAAAATTTAACCATTTACCTATTCGAACCGTAACAACAGGAGAACCATCATGGCACTGGCATCAACCCTTCCGATCTATCGCGTCACCTACGAGCTGCTGCAGGTCGTCACCCGCATCACCAAAGACATGCCGCGTGACTACAAGCAGTCGCTTGGCGGCAAGATCCGCGAGGAATGTGTTGAATTGACCGTGCTGATCTACCGGGCGAACTGCTCCCGTGACAAGCGCCCCCACCTGGAGACCTTGCAGGAACACCTCCAGGTGGCGACGTTGCTGCTCAGGCTGTCCAAGGACATGCGGCTGATCAGCACGGGGCAGTTTGCCCAGACCGTTGAATTGACCGACCAGATCGGCCGTCAGGCCTCCGGTTGGCTCAAGTCCTCATCGTCGCCTGCTGCATAGCCGTCATGGCGGCAATGTCTGTGCGAAATAATCTGGTCGTGCCCCTGGGGATAGGCCCCACGGTCAAGCGCACTCAGACGAAACCGGCGGGCAGCAAGTCCCGCAAGGTCGCGGCGCAGTTTCATGGTGGATCGGCCCTGCCTTCCGCCGTGCGACGTGAGCAGCACGACATAACGCCTCTAACTCCAACAACGCCTGGATCGTGGGTTTCAACAATGGCAACCAGAACAACAACAATAAGAACAACAATTATGGGGTTCGGGCGGTCCGCAGATCATAACGATGTGGATGTAACGGTGGATGAACTGCTGTGCGCCTATTACGACTGCCGCCGGCGCAAGCGTAACACCATCAATGCCTTGAAGTTTGAAACAAACCTGGAACGCAACATCATGGAGCTGTACCGGGAACTGATGGACGGCAGTTATCAGCCCGGTACCTCCATCTGTTTTGTAGTCACCCGGCCGAAACCACGCGAGGTGTGGGCCGCCGACTTCCGCGACAGGGTCGTACACCACCTGCTCTATAACCGGATCGCGGAGCGCTTCCACCGTTCCTTCATCGCCAACAGCTGCGCCTGCATCCCTGGCCGGGGTACCCTCTACGGCGCGAAACGCCTGGAGCACAAGATCAGAAGCATCACGCAGAACTGGTCGAAGCCGGCCTATTACCTGAAGCTGGACCTGGCGAACTTCTTTGTCAGCATCGACAAGAATATCCTCCGGGATCTGCTGGCCAGCAAGATCGATGAACCCTGGGTCATGCGGCTGGCTGAAACCATCCTGTTTCACGACCCACGCGAGAACGTAAAGATCAAGGGCGCATCAAAGTTGCTGACCCTGATCCCGCCACACAAAAGCCTGTTCAATCAGCCGTCGCACCTGGGCCTGCCCATCGGCAATCTCAGCAGCCAGTTCTTCGCAAATGTCTACCTAGATGCCCTTGATCAGCACATCAAGCACCGCATCAAGGCCCGTCATTACATCCGCTATGTAGACGACATGATCCTGCTGCACGAGTCGCCGGCCTGGCTGAACGCAGCAGCTGCCGAAATCAGCAGCTTTGTTCAGGGACGTCTCGGCATGGCGCTGAACCCGCGCAAAACCATCCTCCAGCCAATCGGCAGGGGCGTGGATTTTGTCGGTCAGATCATCAAGCCTTGGCGTCGGGTAACCAGAAAGACCACGCTTGAAAATGCCGCCGTAGCGCTTGCCGGCAAGAATGGTGAAGATCTGATGATGAGTGCCAATAGTTATCTCGGCTTGCTGCGACAGTCCACCCGTAGCCACACGGCCCGTGCCCGGCTGGCCCGTATCGCCATAGCCAAAGGGCATTGTGTGGATGGTAGATTCAGGAAGGTGTTTAGAAAGAGGGCTAAAGAGTTATCCGCTTGACATTCTAACCCCCATCGCGATATAAGGCGAGAAATCACCCCGAAGCCCCTTTCTACCATGTAGATAGGGGCTTTCAGTATTTGAAGCGCTTCAAATATATGTCAGCAGAATTTCCCCGTAATGTTCCTCTCATCTTTGATGAGAGGAAAACCTACCATGTCCGAATTCCCACCCGCATTCGCAAAGACCAACGGCAACGAAGGCGGCTGCAGCTTCAATCCCAAAGACCTGGGCAACGTTGTAGTCCGTGGCGTCGTCACCGTCCCCACATACAAGGGCATCGCCCCGGTCTCCAATCCAAAATGGGGCGGCTGGAAATATATCGCCGGCTGTATCGCCCTGCTCAACACCATGCCGATCTACGGTTCCGACGCACACGTCAACTGGGTCCGCCATCTCAACAAGAAGCTGTCCGAGCTGACCGTCCTACAGCAGCTTGTCCTGGAATTGTACGAAACCAACTATTGGAAAGCTAACCGCCTCGGAGAGATCAACAACCAGGCCGTAGCCGAATGGGTCTATGACCATGTAGTCAATGCCGGAGCCCGAGGTGTCATGTGGATCCAGCTTGCTGCCAACGTCACCCCCGATGGCGGCATCGGCCCGAAATCTCTGGCAGCCATCAACGCCGCCGACCCGGCCGACCTGCTTACCCGGGTAGAGGATATCGCCGGGGCCTATCGCCTCGACCGCGCCCACGACAAACCAAGTCAGATCCAGTTCCTCACCAGCTGGCTGCGCCGCGACGGCCAGCCGGAATCAATCATCGCCATGGTTAAACAGGCCGCTGCCGATGGCCGCCTGGATGACTCGGAAGTATCCACACTAAAGGCCGCTATGGCCACAACCGCATAAGGAGGTTTCACAATGAAAACCTGGTACCTGTCTAAAACCCTTTGGTTCAACCTCATCGCTGCAGTAGCTCTACTGCTCCAGTCCCGTTTCGGTTTCATAATCGACCCCGAAGCACAGGGCGGCATCCTCGCCATCATTAACCTGATTCTGCGGTCCGTAACCGGCCAGCCCCTGGAGTGGAAACCAGCCGCGGCTGATGAAGACAGCGAGCCGCCCCACTTCATCCCACCCCGCTCAGAAGGCTTTATCCACGTGCCCCTGCTGCCGCTGATCCTGTTGTTCACCCTGCTGGCCCTGGGCAGCCTCTCCGGCTGCGCCACCACATCGTCAACAACTCCGCAGGCCGCCACCGCCAAGGATACCCCCCTGCAGACAGCCGGCAAATCTCTGCTGGCTGTCAAGTCCGCCATTGTCACAGCTGCCACCGCCACCGATGCCCTCTGCAAGGCCGGCACACTCGCGCCTGATAAATGCGCCCAGGCCAAGGCCGCCTATGAACTATCCAAGCCCGCTTACGATTCCGCCGTCGACGCATACCTGCTCATGTCCCAGGGCTACGGTGATCCGGCCGCCTTCGGTGTGGCCCTGTCCAAAGTCCAGGCCATCGCCACCAATCTGCTGACCCTGAGTGGAGGTGCCAAGTGAACCCTCTTATGATTGCACAGCTGGCCGTCATCCTGGCTCCCCTGGTAACAAACCTGGTTGTTGAAGGTGGAAAGATGGTCGCCACCTTCCGCGACAACATCAGCCAGGATGATCTAAACAAGGCCCTGGAACTCTCCAAGTCGGCCAACTTCCCAGAACTGGATTTCGGGCAGAAATAGGCATGGATGAGATCGATCAGGCCCAAACCTACAGTGAAGACTTCCAGGCCTTTGTTCTCAAACAGCAGCAACTGAGCAGGGAACCGACAAATTACACCGGCACCGATTGTATCGACTGCAGTGAAGAGATACCCGAGAAAAGACGGTTGGCAGTTCCCGGCTGCCTTAGATGCATTGAATGCCAGCAGGATCATGAAATGATGGAGGGTAAATGATAACACAGATCACCCAACCGAATTACCCCGCCTGGAAACTGGCTTTTGATCTGATCCAGATGCTCGGGACTCTTGCCGTTGCTATCTATGTCTGGTGGACCAACCGCGAAAAAGTGACCTCCCAGCGTTTCGCAGCCTTGGAAAAAGAGGTGGCCGAACGGTTGAAGAAAACCGACCTGGATGAAGCCAAGGCCACACGTGACCATCAATGCAAAGAGCACAAAGGCAAAACCGACTCACTGACCCAGGCCTATGAACACCTGCACATCGAGGTCTCACGTCTCCCCGATCGTCGCGAGATAACTAACCTCGACAACTCCATGAAAACCCTGATCGAAAAGCTCGGTGTAATGGAGGGTCGCATGTCCGGAGTCAACCGCGCTGTTGACCTGATAAACCAATTCCTGATCGACCAGGGAGGTAAGAATAAATGAGCTACTCCGATGTAATAACTGCTGACATGCGCCTGGTTATCCTGCGCTTCCTGATGGAGAGCGACGGCGATTACCGTCTCAACTCATCCATCCTGCATAAACTGCTGGATATGAAGGCCGGCTATACCACTCCGCGCGACAAGATGATAACCGAACTCCAATGGCTCAAAGAGCAGGGCTATATCGAGCTGGAGGAATCCGGCAACATCTACATCGCAACCCTCACCCAGCGCGGCCTCGATGTAGCCACAGGTTCGGCCCGTGTTCATGGCGTAGCCCGTCCAAGCCCAAGGAACTGACCCATGCCCAAGCCGTCCACCATCGAAATACTGCCGCCCGAAGTCAAGGCCCAGCTGCAGGCCTGGCTCCAGGATCCCCGCATCACCCAGCTGGAGGCAACCGACCGCGCCAACAGTTTATTGGAGCTGGCCGGCCACCCGGAGCGGGTCACGAAAAGCGCCGTCAATCGGTACGCCGTGCGCATGGAGGAGGTCGGTGCCAAACTTCGGCAGAGTCGTGAAACGGCCGAAATGTATATCGCCCAGGTCGGTGCAGCACCCCAGGGCCAGACCGGCCTGTTGATCAATGAAATGCTCCGTTCAATGGCCTTTGAACTGTCATTAAAGATGCAGGAAGCCGACGCCGAAGATCCGGAGTCGATGTCCGCCACCATCAACCAGTTAAAGAATCTGGCCCTCACCATGCAGCGCCTGGAGCAGTCCGCCACGATCAACGTCAAGCGTGAAGGGGAAATTAAGAAAGCAGCCAGAGAGCAGGCACTTCAGGACGCCGCCAAAACAGCCGTTAACGAAGTCAAAAAGAACGGCCTTTCCGACGAAGCCGCCGACCAGATCCGCCGCAAGATTCTGGGTATTACCGACTGATGAATGACAATGGTCGCAACATACCGCCCTCCGTGAAGACTGAAGGCGTTGATCCGGTCCCGTTCGTATTGCTCCCCTACCAGCAACGCTGGGTGGCCGATCGCTCCCCGGTAAAGATCTGCGAAAAGTCCCGCCGTGTCGGTATTTCATGGGCTGAAGCCGCCGACGATACGCTCTATGCGGCCTCTATCTCTGGCGATGATGTCTGGTATATCGGTTACAACCTGGACATGGCCCGCGAGTTTATTAACGATTGCGGCGACTGGGCGCGGGAATACAACAAGATCGCCTCCGAAGTTGAAGAGGTTGTCCTGGTCGACGAAGATAAAGAGATCCTGGCGCTCCGGATCAATTTCCCATCGGGCCATCGCATCACCGCTCTGTCATCCCGACCAAACAACCTGCGCGGTAAACAGGGCCGTGTCGTTATCGATGAAGCCGCCTTCCATGACGACCTGGACGGACTGATCAAGGCTGCTATGGCGCTGCTCATGTGGGGCGGCGAGGTCCGTATCATTTCCACCCACGACGGCGATGCCAACCCGTTCAATGAGCTGCTTGATGATATCCGTGCCGGCAAAGTCCCATACAGCATCCACCGCATCACTCTGGATGATGCTCTGGCTGAAGGTCTCTATCAGCGCATCTGCCTCAAGTTGGGACGTGAGTGGACGCAAGAGGCTGAAGATAAATGGCGCTCTGATCTGGTCGCCTTTTATAAAGAGCATGCCGACGAAGAACTCTTCTGCATCCCGTCCCAGGGCAAAGGCACCTATCTCCCCAGGATCATCATCGAACGTTGCATGCGTGACGATATCCCGGTCCTTCGCTGGCAACAGACCAACGAATTCACCACACAGCCCGACCATATCCGCAAGGCCGAGGCGCTGGATTGGTGCAAGGAAAACCTGGAGCCGCTGCTATCTGCCCTGGATCCAAAACGCTGCCATTACTTCGGCGAGGACTTTGCCCGCTCCGGCGACTTGACCATCCTGTTCCCGCTGGCCGAGCTGCAAAATCTCCGCTACCGCTGCCCCTTTGTAGTTGAGCTAAAGAACGTGCCGTTCAAGGAACAAGAGACAATCTGTTTCTATATCCTCGATCGCCTGCCGCGCTTTTCACACGCCTGCTTTGATGCCAGAGGCAACGGCCAGTACCTGGCGGAAGTCGCCATGCAGAAATATGGAGAGGCGCGCATCTCACAGGTCATGCTTTCGGAAGCCTGGTACCGGGATGAAATGCCGCGTTTCAAAAGTTTCTTCGAGGACGGTCTCTGGGACATACCCAAGGACGCCGATCACCTAACCGATTACCGGGCACTCAAGATGGTCCGAGGCGTTGCCAAGCTACCCTCGGACAAGACCACCGGTGCCGATGGTAACAAGCGCCACGGCGATACCGCTATCGGCGCGGCCATGGCCTGCGCCGCTACCCGTTTTGATGGAGCTGTGAATATGGCCTACCACGCCGTAACCAAAAAAGACCATGCCGACCTGCCGCGCCAGATCAGCACCAACCACGGCGTCGGCCGACAACAAGGAGCCTGGTAATGCCCGATATAACCCTTTACGACGCATACGGCCATCCGGTCCAGAAGAACGTCCTCACCCAGGAGATAGCCCGGCCATCTCTGACCGGTGTCCGCTCCATCTGGAACCACGACTATGTCACCGGTGGGCTTACCCCGCAGCGCCTGGGCCGTCTACTGCAGCGCGCCGCCGAAGGCGATGCCGACGGCCAGCTGACCCTGGCTGAAGAGATGGAGGAAAAGGATCTCCATTACGCTTCCGTACTGGGCACCCGCAAGCGTGCCGTGGCCCGGCTGCCGATCGTCATCGAGGCGGCCAGTGATTCCCCTGAGGACATCAAGCTGGCCGATGAGATCCGCGCCCTGTTCAAGCGACCCGGCACCAAGGGCATGGTCGAGGATTGCCTCGACGCCCTGGGCAAAGGTTACAGCGCCGTAGAGGTCATGTGGAACAAATCCAAATCCCCCTGGCAGCCCGACCGCTATGAATGGCGGGATCCCCGTTTCTTCCAGTACGATCGCGAGACCCTGCGCGAGCTGCGCCTGAAGGATGAAGCCGACCTGCTGAACGGTCTGCAGCTGCCGCCCTACAAATTCATCATCCACACCCCGCGCCTGAAATGCGGCATCCCGATCCGTGGCGGACTGGCGCGCCTGGCCGCCTGGACCTACATCTTCAAAAACTTCACGGTCAAGGATTGGATGGCCTTCTGTGAAGTATTCGGAATGCCGCTGCGCCTGGGCAAGTATCGGCCCGGCGAAACCGAGGACAATATCAACATCCTCAAGAGCGCCGTGGCCAACCTGGGCAGCGACGCCGCCGCCGTAATCCCGGATGGGATGATGATCGAGTTTATCGAGAACTCCAAGGGTACCGGCGGGGAGGGGCTGTTCGAGCGCATGGCCAACTGGCTCGACAAGCAGATGAGCAAAGCCATCCTCGGCCAGACCATGACCGCCGATGACGGCTCCAGCCAGGCCCAGGCAAAGGTGCATGACGAAGTCCGCGAGGATATCCGCGACGCCGACGCCGAGCAGCTGGGCGAAACACTGGAGCGTGACCTGGTCATTCCCTGGATCTGTCTCAACCATGGCCCGCGTGAGACGTATCCCCGCGTATGTTTCCGCGAGCCGGATCAGACCGACATCCCGGTCATGTCCGAGGCCCTGGCCAAGCTTGTCCCACTGGGTCTTAGGATCGAAGCCAGCGAGGTACGCGACAAGATGGGTTTCAGTGATCCGGCCAAGGATGCCGAGTGCCTGGGAACACCAACGCCCCCTCCCCAACCCTCCCCCGCTGGGGGAGGGAGTAAAGTTCCTCCACCCAGCGGGGGGAGGTCGGGAGGGGGGAGTATTGCATCCAACCACGAAACCACCTGTCCTCACTGCATCGCCTTGAACGCCGAGGGGCAACCGCTGCCGGATCAGATCGACATGGTAGTTTTGAAGGCTCTCGACCTGGATGACGGCAGCACGATCATCGCGCAGATCCGCGAGCAGCTCGGGCAAGTAAGCGACTTTGAAAACGCCTTAAACAGCCTTTCAACTTCAACCCTCAACCTTCAGCCTTCAACCTTTGCCTTACGAGACGCCCAGATCCTTGCCAACCTCACCGGCCGTGACGAAATCATGACCGATCTGGCCATGAACGCCGAACAGGCCCAGCCGATCAGCCTCCCCTTTGAGGAGGGCATTCAGTTTTTCCGCCAGAAGTTGGGCCTCAAGTCAGAGACCTGGTCCGCAATCTACGCCGAGGAACATGACCACGCCTTCACCGTGGCTGGCGTCATGCGCGATGACATGCTCTCCGACTTCCGTCTGGCCATCGACACAGCTATTGCCGATGGCACCACATATCAGGCTTTCCTGGGTGACTTCGACACCATCGTCGCCAAGTATGGCTGGAGCTACAACGGCTCACGCGGCTGGCGCTCGCGCGTCATCTACGACACCAATGTACGCACCGCCTACCAAGCCGGCCGCTATGCCCAGATGACTGACCCGGATATCCTCAAGTATCGTCCCAACTGGATGTACCAGCACGGCGACAGCGTCCATCCGCGTCCACCACATGTTGCATGGCATGGGACGGTCCTCCCTGCTGACGATCCCTGGTGGGAAAGCCACTACACTCCCAATGGCTGGGGCTGCAAGTGCCGCGTCGTGGCCCTGTCCGGTCGCGATCTGACCCGCCTCGGCAAAGAGGTCGGCACCGCTCCCAATGACGGCACCTTTGAATGGGTCAACCCGGCCACCGGTGAAGTGCGCGACATCCCCAGGGGCATCGATCCCGGCTGGGATTACAATCCCGGTAAACAGTGGATGAATCCAAAGACCGGCCGTCTGGAAGATAAATAACCATGTCCGGTGCCTTCACCCCATACGTCACCATTGATGACAAAGCCCTGATGCGCAAGCTCGGTACCTTGTCGAAGCGCGCCTCCGGTCTGGCCCCAGTGCTCAAGAACATCGGCGAGTATAAGGTCGAAGCGACTCAAGGCCTGTTTGATAAACAGCAAGATCCCCAGGGCGTTGCCTGGGCGGCCCTCTCCAAACGATACAAGGACAAAAAGAAAGGCACCAAGATCTTGACCGAGACCCGTCGCCTGCGTGACTCAATCATCTACGCCGTCCGTAACGGCGGCCTGCGCATCGGCACAAATGTCATCTACGGTGCCGCCCACCAGTTCGGTATTGACAAAGCCGTAACCGTCCCCGCTCATAAACGCCTGGTCAAGAAGGTCTTCAAGCATGCCCTCAAGTTTCCGGTTTGGGCTAACGTCCGCGCCCACAGCTTTAATCCCAAGCTGCCGGCCCGTCCCTACCTCGGATGGAACCAGGCCGACCGGACCGAGATCCGGGGCATCGTCTCCGACTTCCTGGAGATGGATTGACAGGCGCGCAAATTCGCCCTGTGAAGCACGATGCCCGACCCGGTCGCTCAATCCCTCGCGCTTAATGCCGTTCGCCCCACACGCGGAAGTTTAAAGACTGTTTTAACACGGTTGTGAATGACGGTGTTGGGTTGCTGGACGCTGATTTTTGAATTTGATTCATAATTCATCATTCAGAATTCAAAATTGACATTCTTTTCCGGCCGTGTCATAAGACGAAAAACAACCACCACGCCCTTCTTCGATTATCCCGAAGAGGGGCTTTTTATTTGAAGTCCTTCAAATAGAATCCCGCCACCGTTGCCCGTAGTATCTCCCCTCAGCAAGAAAAAGGAGATGCTCGGATGACGCAATCCACCACAAAATCCCAGGTTGTCGAGATCAACAGCGCCGCTGCCAACATCGTGCATGTCCTCAATATGGACATGGGCATGGCTGTTGGTGCTACTGCTCCTCCGGCCGAACTGATGTTGATCCCTGCCGGTGCCCGCGTCGAAGGCCGCGACGGTCGCGGCTGGAACAATCCAGATCCCCAGGCCATCATCCGTTTCTTCCAGGAGAACGGCCTCGACATCCCGATCGATGTTGAACACTCCACACAGCTCAAGGCCCCCAAGGGCGAAGCGGCCCCGGCCGTTGCCTGGGGCAAGTCCCTGGAAGTAAAACCGGACGGTTCCGTCTGGGGCCAGTTCGATTGGAACGCCTGCGGTACCGAAATGATCATGGGCCGCCAGTACCGTTACTACTCCCCCGCCTACATCATCGACTCCGCCACCATGAACATCGTCGGCATCAAAAGCGTCGGCCTGACCAATACACCTAACCTGGAAGTTCCGGCACTGAACCATCAAAAAGAGAAAGGAGTCACCATGAATTTACCATTGTTACTCGCAGCCCTGGGCCTCGCATCAACGGCAACCTTCGATGAGGCCCTCAACAGCATCACTAAGATGAAAGGTGATCTTACCGTCGCCCTTAACTCGGCGGCCTCCCCACCCCTGGACAAGTTTGTCCCCAAGGGTGATTACGACCTGGCGCTCAATCGTGCCACCACTGCAGAGGGCAAGCTGTCGGCCCAGGAGAAGGCGACCCTGGAGACCGCCATCAACAGCGAGATCGATGCCGCCCTCAAGGCCGGCAAGATCACCCCGGCTACCCAGGGGTATCACGTTGACCAGTGTCATCAGGAAGGCGGTCTTGAACGGTTCAAGGCTTTCGTGGCAGCTGCCCCGTCCGTGGCTGGTGACAGCCGCCTGGATACCAAGAAGGTTGGAGAGACCAGCACGGCCCTGAATGCCGAAGAGCAGAAGGTCTGCGACATGATGGGCCTGTCTGTCGAAGAATACAAAAAAGCGAACAACATCGCATAATTTTACTCACTAAGGAGGATCACCCGCATGGCACTCACAGCAGACAGAGTCGCAACTTCCCGGCGTACCGCGGACATTCTGACCCGCCCGGCAGCAGCAAACAAGAAATTCTATGCCGGTTCACTTGTTGCCATTGACGCATCCGGCAACGCCACACCCGGAGCAACGGCCACCGATATCCTTGGGGCTGGTCGCTGCCGTGAACAGGTTGACAACACCGGCGGAGCAGCCGGGGCCGTCAATGTCCTAATCGAAAAAGGCATTTTCAAATTTGCCAACTCTGCCACCGACCCGGTCGTGGCCGGAGACGTCGGCAAAGACTGCTACATCGTTGACGATGAGACCGTCTCCCACACCGACACCAGTCAGTCGGTGGCCGGTAAGGTCTTTGATCTCGACACCGACGGCGTCTGGGTCGATCTGCGCTAACTCACATTAAACGACTGAAAGGAGTCACACGATGGATATCAACGCAACCAATTTGCAGGCCCTTTACCGGGCATTTAACACCGCATTTCAGAGCGGTTTCGCCGGGGTCACGCCCCAGTGGCAGAAGATCGCCACACTGGTGCCCTCCGGTGCATCGCAGGAAGATTACGGCTGGCTCGGTGATATCAAGGCACTGCGCGAATGGATCGGCGATCGCGTCATCAACAGCATCAGCCAGCACGCCTACAGCATCAAGAATAAGCACTTCGAACTGACCCAGGGCGTTGACCGCGACAAAATCGAAGACGATCAGATAGGTATCTACACCCCCTTGTTCCAGATGATCGGCCACAGTGCCGCTAATCATCCGGACGAACTGATTTTTGCACTGCTGCAGCTCGGCTTCAGCACTCTCTGTTACGACGGCCAGAACTATTTTGATATCGATCACCCTGTTGTTCAGGCCGATGGCACAACCGCCAGCGTTTCCAACTACCAGGCCGGTGCCGGTAATGGTTGGTATCTGCTGGATACCACCAGGCCGCTTCGCCCGCTTATTTTCCAGCAGCGCAAAAAGCCGAACTTTGTGGCCATGAATCAGGAGACCGACACCAACGT